AAGATATCTTAGCTGAAGTTTATGACGATCCAGAATACTTTGCGATTATCTACGAACAAGATTTGGAAGATGAATGGCAAGATAAAACAACATGGGCCAAGTCCAATCCATTAATAAATGAGTCAGATGACTTGAAAGAGCAAATTGAAGAGTATTTAGAAAAGCGTGTAGCAGAAGCTAATAAAAAAGGATCTATGTTCAAGGTACTTGTTAAAAACTTCAATTATTGGTTACAAGCAAGTACAGAATCTTACTTAGATTTCAATGATTGGAAAAAGAACGAGAACGACTTTGATATATATGGTTCTAAAACTTATATTGGTTTAGACTTGTCGCGTGCTGATGACTTAACAGCAGTATCATTCGTTCATCTTGATGAAGATAATCAAGAATATTATGTAACCAGTCATTCATTTGTCGCTACTAAAGGTGGATTAGATGGCAAGATTGATAGAGACTTTATCGATTATAGACAACTTGCAGAAAACGGTTATTGTACGATTACCGATTTACAAAGCGGTATTATCAATACTGATCAAGTTTTGAATTATATAGAGGACTATATAGACCGATATAATTTAGACGTACAAGCAACATGCTATGACCCATATTCGATACATGGTGTTATTGCTGAAATCGAACGACGCGATTGGCCATATGATTTAGTGGAAATAAGGCAAGGGCCACAAACGTTATCTAATCCGATACTAGATTTTAGATTGAAAGTGATTAATGGAGACATCAAACATCATAAAAACCCGTTGTTAGACATTGCGATTAAAAACGCGGTGGCTAAAGATACTAACGACTCATTAATGATTGAGAAGAAAATGAACAGAGAAAAGATAGATCCACTCATGTCGACCATATTTGCTTATGTGATGGCTTCTGAACATGAATGGGACAGTGAAACTTTATTGCCACTATTTTTATAGGAAAGGGGTGAAATAATGCAAAAGTTCTTATATGCACTTGTAGTAATACTATTATTTATTGTGGGCTTAATAGGTCTGTTCTATGGCTTGTTTATACTTTGGAAACCTTTAGCTTATACCATTGGTGGACTGTTGCTCATTGGTCTCTCTTGTGTTTTAAATCAAGCATATGACAATACCTCGATAAGTCAGAAAGGGGGTGACAGTTAAAAATGCCATTACTTGATTTAGGTTTTACAAGTAAGCAAGGAAAAATGAACAGAGATTTAGAACGATTATTGTATTGGCAAGAACATGGCACACACGCAAGTTATGTTGGTATAAATGCTTTACGTAATAGCGATGTATTTACTGCTACACGAATTATATCTGCAGACATTGCAAGTACTAAATTAAAGGTTAAAGGTCACGAAACAAATACAGTGATGGACCAAATACTGGATCTATTTAATAACAATCCGTATTCGGACTTACCGGGTTGGCACTTTAAGTTTATAATTATCGCGAATATGCTGCTTAACGGTCAATCTTTTGTTGAAATTGTGCGTGACAAAAATGATTTTCCTGTTGGATTCCACTTCTTACATAACGACTTAGTAGGAATTGAGGAAAAAGACGGCGAAATTATTTACAACGTAAGTGAAGATGTGGAAGGTAATGCCGTTAAGATAACAAGCGATGATATATTACATTTCAGATATATCACATTAGATGGATATGTAGGATACAGTCCGTTGTATGCACTAGCACATGAGATTGGTATTTCTCAAGGCTCTAAGAGCTTCCTGCGTAACTTCTTCGATAATGGTGGGACTTCGACATCAGTATTGAAGTATAGAAAAGGGCAAATCAATGCTGAACAATTAAGAGAATTGAAAAAGAACTTTTCAGAAAGTCAATTAAAAAACAACGGTGGTTTAGTTGCTATCGATGACACAATGGAATTTAACAGACTACAAATTCCTACCGAAGTATTGAACTTCTTAAATAGTTATAAGTTCAGCACATCTCAAGTTGCTAAAGCGTTCGGTTTGCCGGTATCTAAACTAGGTATTGAAACAGTCAATACATCTATCACACAAGCAAACTTAGAGTATTTGCAAAGTACATTAGATCCAATATTTAAAATGATGATTGCTGAACTCGAAACGAAAATATTTAAATTTATTGATTCTGGTAACGAATTAGAGTTTGACTCATCACGTCTCATTGACATTGATCCAGAGTTACAATTACAACGTATTACTGAATTGCATAGTAAAGGAATTATTTCAACAGACGAAGCTAGAAGTGTATTTGGCTATCAACCTATTGAACATGGCGAGCAACCATTGGTTGATCTTAACAGAGCGCCACTTAACACTTTAGAAAATTACCAAAAATCGAAGATTGACAAAGAAGTCGAAAAGAACTCCATTAAGGGAGGTGATGAGTATGACGAATAGTAACGTTGACACTGGACAGCAAGACATGGTTATTGAAGGGTATGCAATTATCTTTAATTCGATGAGTGATGACTTGGGTGGGTTCAGAGAAATTGTAGCACCTAACGCCTTAGACGGTGTAGATGTAAGTGATGTCAAATGTTTAATTAATCACGATTTCAGCTATGTTATAGGACGCACACAAGCAGGAACGCTTGAGTTACAGGTGGATGAAAAAGGGCTATACTTTAAATGTCACTTACCTAATACATCATACGCAAGAGATATTTATGAGAATATTAAAGCGGGTAACGTAAACCAGTGCAGTTTCTTTTACACATTGCCACCTAATGACTCAACGGCTCGTACGTGGCAAAACATAGATAATGAGTACGTTCAAACCATAAATAAAATCGATGAACTTATTGAGGTTAGTATTGTTACAGTGCCAGCCTACAAAGATACATCGGTTGAAGTCGGTCAACGTGCGAAAGACTTAAAGAAATTCAAACAGTTGGAACAAATGAAGATAGCATTGGATTTAGAAAGCCTACGTTTTGAAACGTAAGGCTATTTTTTATACCCAAATTTAATAAGGAGGCTTATACATGGCTACTTTAGATGAGCGCAAAAAAGAAATCGCCAATTTGATTTCTAAAGCGCAAGAAGCAGTTGAAAAGGGCGACCTCGAAACTGCTCGTAATTTAAAAGCTGATATTGATGCTCAAAAGAAAGAGTACGAAGAACTCGAACAGCTTTCAAAAGAAATTGAAGCGTCAGCACCTAAACAAGATGAACCACCTAAAGATGAAGGTGCAGAAGTTGAAGATAACAAAGGTGATAATTCTGAAGAAGAATCAGAAAATAAACCATCTGATGACAAAGAGGAGAAATCGTCAGACGAAGAAAAAACTGATGATAAACCAATACCAGATGACCAACCTGAATCTGAAGCAAAACCGAGCCCAGAGGCACCTACAATTGAGAAGGTGGAAGAACCAACAGAAGAAGAATTAAAAAAAGAAAAAGACAAAAAAGAAGGAGCGAAACGTTCTATGGCGAAATTAAACCAAAATCCAGAGACAAACGAAGAAATTCTAGCATTTGAGCAGTACATGAAATCTAAAGGAGCGAAACGTGATAACGTTAAATCAGATGACGTTGGCGTAACAATTCCAGAGGATATTAAATACATTCCTGAGAAAGAAGTTAAAACAGTACAAGACTTATCACAATTGGTACAAAAGACATCAGTATCAACTGAAAGTGGTAAATACCCAATCTTAAAACGTGCTAACGCTAAATTCAACACTGTTGCTGAATTAGAGAAAAACCCAGAGTTAGCTCGTCCGGAATTCGAAACAGTAAATTGGGAAGTTGAAACATATCGTGGAGCAATTCCAATCTCACAAGAAGCTTTAGATGATTCTGTTGCGAATTTAACTGCAATCGTATCTGAAAATATCAAGGAACAAAAAATCAATACATTAAATGAAAAAATTGGTGGAGTGTTAAAGGCGTTTAATCCTACTTCTGTATCTAATGTAGATGATTTGAAAGAAATCATTAACGTTAAATTAGATCCTGGTTATGACCGCCAAATTATCTGTACTCAAAGTTTCTACCAAAAACTTGATACATTGAAAGATGGTAACGGACGTTACTTATTACAAGATAGCATTATCAACACTGCTGGTAACACTGTATTAGGTATGAACGTAACAGTTGTACGCGATGACTTATTAGGTGAAAACGGAGATGCATTAGCGTTCATCGGTGATGTAAAACGTGGTGTGTTATTCGCAGACCGTACTGACGTATCAGTGCAATGGATTGAAAACAATATCTACGGTAAATACCTAATGGGTGCTTTCCGTTTTGATGTTAAACAAGCTGATAAAAATGCTGGTTTCTTTGTAACATTTGAAGATGCGGCAGAACCTAGTGGGGATTTAGGAGCATAAGTAAAGTAGGTGATTTCAATGTTCAAAATAGATAACGTTGAATCTATAAAGAAAGCAATACGTGTAGACCATGATTTTGATGATGATTTAATTATGCAAGTTTATTTACCAGGAGCAATCAGTGAAGTTAAGACTGCTGTTTCTTTAGATGAAGAAGATGATAAATTCTACAACAATAATTCTATATTCAATTTAGCGGTCTTAAATATTATTGCTCACCACTACGATAATCGTTCAATCACATCTAATGAACAATCATTTGATGTGCCTGCATCATCAATGAAACTTATACAAACACTAAGAAGCAATCTAGTTAAGTGGCGAAAAGATAACATCGAGGTGATAGCCGATGAATCTTAACGAGCTTGATTATAGAATTGTTTTTTATTCAGTTTCAAATAACGGACCCGAAGCAGGAACAGGTAACTGGGAAGAAGTTTTTAGTTGCTTCGCTGGTCTATACGAACCTACGCAAAAAGATGTACAATTAGGAAATTTAGAAACAAGTAAACGTTCTGTAACTATTAATATTAGGAATGCACAGCCTGACTTTCTACCTACAGTCAATCACGTATTTGAGATTAAAAATGGAATGTATGCTGGGTTAACTTTTGACATTAAGAACGTTGCGCCTGCTAAAACTCCTAATTACATCAAAGTGGTAGGTGAAGAATCATAGGGGTATCAATCAA